TTGGAAATCTGTGGGCTGTAAGGTTTATGGGATTTGCAACTTCAATGTTAGTCTTTCCAATAATGACTTATTTTTATTTGGGAGAGCCAATGACTCTGAAGGTAATAGTTACTTTAATATTAGCTATTATTATAATGCTATTGCAGTTGCTTTAATTATTAAGTTGCTTATTAATTAATTGCTTAATTGCTTTATAATTAGTAAGCAACTTTAGAAAACGAGCAAAAAAAATTGTAACAATATTGTAACAAAAGAAAAAGCTTGACTTATATATGATTTTATTCTTATATTAAAACTATGATAAATAATTTTTTCGATATACAAGATGAATTTAATTTCGATACAGAAAAACAAAATCTAATTGATAATTTAGATATGTTAAAAACTATGCCGGTTCAAGAACAAACATTGTATAAGAAGTGGTTAGAATTTAATAAAGACGAATCTACTCGTCAGAAGTTTATTAAAAATTATGCTAAAGCAGAAATTCTATATAACAATATATGGAAACCAACAAACATATTAGATAAAGAACTTACTATTAAAGAAATTGAAAATCTTGAACCAATAGTTGAATTGGCTAAAACACCTGAAACTTGGACTTTGTTAAGAACATTAATATCCACTATGGAGTTCTCAGCAAATCCAGGTAGAAACATTAGATTCTTTGCTAGAGATAAAGTTACAGGTAAATATCTTGGTGTTATATCAGTTGGTTCAGATGTGACTTCAATTAAAGTTAGAGATGATTATATTAAGTGGACTAAAGATAATAAATTTGTTGACCATAAACTTAATCATACTTGTATTGGAACTTCAATTGTTCCAACACAACCATTAGGTTTTAACTTTCTTGGTGGTAAGTTATTATCAGCTTTAGTAACCACATCAACAATCAGAGACCAATGGCAAAAAAACTATAATGAAGTTTTAGTTGGTGTTACAACAACATCTCTTTATGGAGTTCATTCCCAATACAATGGAATCCCACATTGGAAAACATTAGGTGAATCCACAGGTAAGATAGCTATCAAACCTGATGATGTTGTTTATAAAGTGTGGATGAATTGGTTAAAAGAAAATCATTTCGAAGAGTTTGATAAAGCCATTAACGCTACAGGCCCTAAACAAAATATTTTAAACAGAGTGTTTAGACATTGTGGTATTAAATTAAAAACATATGAACACGGATTCAAACGAGGTGTGTTTTTCGCTAATATGTATGATAATGGTTTAGAGTATTTAAGAAATGAAATCAATGAGTCTGAATTAGTTATGAAGAAAAAGTTTGTAGAAGATTATGATTACATTAATAAATGGTGGAAAAAGAAAGCTATCAAACGATATACAAAATTATTAGAACAAGGTCGAATAAAAGATGAAACATTATTTTACAATGATATGTTTAATATGACTTGGGAACAAGCTAGAGAGAAATATTTAAAAGATGTTGGTAGATAAATTTTTCGACAATACATTTAATTTAGATTCTGAAAAACAGAAGATAATTAATTATATAAAAATGAAGAAAGAACAATCTTCTTCAGAAGCTGTTTTCTATGATAAATATTTTGAGATTCAAAATTGTATAGGTGAACAATTCAAAATAAATACATTAAAAAATAAAGTATGGAATGAATCAGATATATCAAATTTAAAACCAAAAGTTATTTTAGTTGATACCAAAGAACAACTTGATGATTGGCGTTACCTTATTCGTTTTACTTCAAGTTTTAAAAATGTATCTAATCCTGGTCGTAATATGAAATTTTTAGTTGTAGATGAAACTACTGATAAATATCTTGGAGCTTTGACAGTAACTTCAGACTTTGGTGATTTGGGTGCAAGAGATAGATACATTGGTTGGACAAGAGATAATAGATTTAAAAATAAAAAGTTAAACAATGTAGCATGTGCACAAGCTATCATTCCAATCCAACCATTAGGTTTTAACTTTCTTGGTGGTAAACTTATGGCATTAATGATTACTTCAGATGTAATTAGAAAATCGTGGGAAGATAAATATGGAGATATATTGGTTGGTATGTCAACCACATCTTTATACGGCACATGTTCACAATATAATAATATGCCAACATTTAAGAAGAGAGGTAAAACCACAGGAAAGATTCCTTTAAAACTTCCAAAAGAAATGATACGAGTATGGGAAGAATACTTTGGTGAGAAGAGAAAAGTAAGGTCTAATTTAGATATTAGAGTTTTTAAAGAATGTGAATTAAAATTAAAAGATTATCAAAGTGATAAAAAGAGAGGAGTATATTTTTGTCCATTTTATGAAAACACAAATGATTTTTTACAAAACAATATAGAAAAAAGTTCTTTGAAATTACGGCAGGATTTCGTAAATTATAATAATTTAATATCTGAATGGTGGAAACCAAAAGCAGAAAAAAGATTTAATAAACTAAAATCTGATAATAAAGTAATATCAGAATTACATTTTTGGGATAAGTTATTTGGTTTAACTTATGAACAAGCTAAAGAAAAATATTTAGGAGAAGTAGGAAGATGATAAATCAAGAACAAATGGATAACAATTGGAATGAGTTAATGTCAATCATTGATGAACATTTTGAAGGTGAACAAAAAGAAAATATTCTAAAGTTACATAATGACTTTGAAACAGAATATAAAACTGCACCAGCATCAGGTAGACCTAATTATCACAATTGTTTCAAGGGTGGTTACCTTGACCACATTTTACATGTGATTAAAAATTCACTTATGATAAAAAAACAATATGAGTCAAATGGTGTAAAAGTAATTCACTCAGATTCAGATGTAGTATTAGCAGCTATGTTTCACGACTTAGGTAAACTTGGTGATGGAACACAACCTTATTACAAATATCAAACTGATGATTGGAGAAGAAAAAAACTAAAAGAATATTATACTCATAATAAAGATTTAGATTACATGACAGTTCATGATAGAGCTTTGTGGTTGTTATCTAAATACCATATTGATGTTAACCCACATGTATACAAAGCTATAATCTGTGCTGATGGTTTATTCGACCCAGCAGCTGAAACTTATTTTAAATCCTATGTAGATACAAGACATGTTCTCGGTTCTATAGTTCACTTTGGTGATTGGTTGTCTACAATATGTGAAAAACAAACTTGGTTACAAGGTGAAGAAGAACATTCAGATGAAGCTGTAACAAAACATAAAGAAGTTCCCAAAGAACAAATAGATAACATGAAAGCTAAGTTCGATGAACTTTTTAATTAGGAGATTATTATGTGGATAGGTTTAACAATATTATTTTTCTTTATATCGATATTTAATTTAGTATTATTAAGATACTCATTGAGAAGAATAACACAATATGAAGAATTGATTTTACAAATTCAACAAGTGATAAAATTCTCAACAGAAAAAATGAAACTTGTTGATTCTAAAGGACACTATGAATCAGATGATGAGACTGGTTTTTTCTTTCAACAATTAAAACAAATACAATTATCTCTTGATGGGATATTTGAAGAGGAGACACAAGATGTCAAAAAATAAAACTAATGATATAAAAGAAGAAATTAAAAAAGTTGTAAAAAAGAAAAAAAGAAAAGTTTATTTTGGACAAGAAGTACAAGACGCCATTGTAGAATATAATTCATCATCGAGTGATTCTGAAAGAAATAAAATTTATGGTACAAGAATACATGCAGCTTTCGATAAACTAGCTGAAAATATAATTAACACTTTTAAATTTACATATTTTGATATGCCATTTGATGATATAAAACATGAAGTTGTTGCGTTTATGGTTATGAATGCTCACAAATATGACCACACAAAAGGTTCAAAAGCATTTAGTTATTTTTCAGTTGTTGCAAAAAATTATTTAATTTTACATAATAATAATAATTATAAAAAATTAAAAAGTCATGATACTATGGATGTACTTGATAGAAGAGGTAGTACAGATATTTATGAGTCTGATTTTTTAACATTAACAAATGAAATAATAGAATATTTTGATTCAAATATGAACACTATATTTAAAAAAGATAGAGACTTACGAATAGGTTATGCTATAGTGGATTTAATGAAACAACGAGATGATATTGAAAACTTTAATAAAAAAGCAATATATATTTTAATTAGAGAAATGACGGATGTGGAAACTGCTCATATCACTTCGGTAGTTAATGTATTAAAAAAACATTATAAAAAACTACAAAACCTTTATCATAAACAAGGTTCAATAATACATAGTCGTTCAGGTTCATTCTTTTAAAATATCAAACCCTCTTAAATGAGGGTTTTTTATTTCATACAATTTCTTACAATTTTTATATTTATATATGAATAAGTACATTCACAGGAGATTGTATGGCAGAAGAAAAAGAAATATTTGAAGGTAAAACCTTTCAAGACTTAACAAAAGATATTTACGAAAATACTACAAAGCGTAAAACTCAAATCGATTTGTTAATATCAGAAATTCACGGATTTATAACAACCATAGATGACGTGGTATTGGTTGCACCTATCATAAAAGAATACATGGATACAGCTGTTCGTAACGATGAACACTTGGTAAAACTAGCTGGTGTGCTGCAAAGGATTATTTCCAAATCACAAGGTGAATCAGATGAATCAATGTTATTAAGTGATGAAGAGAAAGCTGACTTAATGGGAACACTTCAAGATACTGTAGATGATTTACAAAAGGAAAGTCATAGATTGGAAACTATAAAAGATAAAACAATTCAAAAAGGATTTTCGGAGAGTTAAATGGGTTCAGTATTTGTAACACAAAGTGATAGAACAGTAAAAGGATTTTTAGGAAAAGAATTTAAAGTTCCTTTTTTCTTACAATTTGTACCTGGTCAGGTTACTCATGTTGTTCACTCTTCAGAGAGTGATAGGTATAGTGGTCCAAATACAATAAACACAATTATTGCTAAACCACACATTACAGATAAACTTTATAAAAGAAGAGCGACACTTGGTGAAAAAGATAGATATTATCCTTTGTTTAGAACGATGAATGATGTACCTACAAAAGGAGACCCAGTATTACTTTGTACTATTGGAAAAGTAAATTATTATTTAGGGCCAATCAATACAACAGAAAATTCACCAACTTGGAATCAAGATATAAATAATACTCCTGAAATACAATTTGAAAAAAATAACAAAACATTAAAAGTAACTCAAGATGGTTTAAAGGGCGAGACACAAAATTTTAATAAAGAAATTATGTATCCTCGTATGATAAAAAAAAGAAAAAAAGATTTAGATTATGGAAACGCCATAAGAGAAACTACTGGAGATACAATATTTGAAGGTAGACATGGAAATAGTATTAGAATAGGAAGTCGTAGTAATAATCCATATGTATTTATTTCTAATAATAGACATCCCCAAACTGAATCTGAATCTTTACAAGATGGTAGTTTAATAACAATAACTTCAAATGGTTCACTTATTCAACATTTAGGAAATTCTCAAGGGGTGAAATTTAGATTGGTATCTGATATTGTAGAAACTAACACTTATCCAATTGGTGATATTTATTCTGATTTAAACAATGGTGTTGATATTGAACAAGAAATTTATGGATATAATAGAAATCAGATGTTATTACAATCAGACAGAATAACTTTAAATTCAAAGTTGGATGATATTTTTGTATCATCAATAAAAGATATTTATATTGGTAGTGGTAGACATCTATCAATTAATGCACAAAAAAGTATAAATGTTTTATCAGATAATGTTAATATCGGTAATCCAAATAAGGCTACAATGGAAAATATGGTTTTGGGGAATCAATTACAAGATGTTTTGGTTGAAATTGTAAACTTACTTGGTAGATTACAAACCACTACAAGTTTAGGTCTTCAAACACCACTTACTGTTGGTGAGATTCCAGGTGATGTGAAACCTGGTGAACCAATAGTCACAGTGATTAGTAATTTAGAAACTAAGATACAAAATATAATAAGTACAAAACATAAAATAGAACAAGGATAGTTATGAAAAAGAAAAAACCAAATATAAAAACTATAATTAGACAAATCGTTAGAGAAGAAGTTGCGATGGCAATAGGTGAGGTGGTTAATGAATTAAAACAACCAACTGAATCTGAACTACAACCTAAAAAAATAGTTGAAAAAAAATCGTTTACAAAAAATTCAGTATTGAATGATGTATTGAATGAAACAGCTCAAGATGGTGATTGGAAAACATTGGGTGGTGGTGAGTTCACTTCTGATAGAATGAATGAATTAGTTGGTAGACAATATGGTGATATGATGAATGGGACACAACAAGTTCCATCAAGTGACCCAATGAGTCAATTTTTAAATAAAGATTATAGTCAAGTATTAGAAAAGTCAATAGAAAAATCTAAAATTAAACATGGTAGATAATAGTGGGATTAAAACAAAAAATAATAGAAGCTAAAATTCAAGCTGCAGAGGATGTAGGTGCAGGGCCTTTAGATACTTCACCTGGTTCCTATATTGAAAGAGAGGCTCAATATATGTCAGAAGCTATCATTGACACATTAACTGATGCTAATTTTACAATCACACAATTAAAAGCACCTGTTGTTGTTGAAAAAATGAAAACACCAGAGCAACCAGTAAACATTGAACTTGAAACACTACTTGGTGAATATCAACCAGTTTTGGAATTATTACATAAAATTGGAGACCCACTTGGAGCTGGAGCTTTAATTGACAAACTTGAATCAGAAATTGAAACAGCAATAACTCCACTATTAGAGGGAGGAGCTAAATTAGCAGGATTAGATTTGGGAAAGGATAGTGGTGGTTTAGAATCATCAGGTTATGTTTTTATAGGTGAAGACCCTGATTCATCAGAAGCTTTTGATGTTGAAGATGAAGATGGACAGAGAGAATTTACAACAGTAAAATTAAGTGTTGATGACGCTTCAGAGTTGATATAATGGCTATTAAAGACACATCAAGAAAACCTTTTATTCAAGATAATGATACTAATGTAAAAATTGGTATCGATTTACCAATTCGTAGAGGTGATGATTTAGATGGATTTTTTGCAAGCACTTCAACAACTATTGAGGCTGTTAAAAACAATATAAGAAATTTATTACAAACCGAAGAAGGTGAAAGATTTTTTCAACCAAACTTAGGTATAGGATTAAGAAAGTTATTGTTTGAACATATATCAAATAATAATTTAATTACTATACAAGATAACATATTAGATAAATTAGAATTTTGGTTACCTTTTGTTGAAGTAAGAGATATACAGGTTTTGAGTAGAGACAATAAAACAGATATAGGAACAAATGAGATTGTAGTAAAAATATTATTTAACATTAAACAAGACCCAAACACTTTAGATGCTGTAACACTTAACTTTAGTAGTGATGAATCTACATCAGCTGATAGTGGAACTACCGCTGGTTCTGTCGGTGGTAGTGGATATTAATTGGAGATAAAATATGCCAACATATGGTAAAGAAAATTTTAAAGAATCAAATGTAAACTATTTAAATAAAGATTTTGGGGCATTAAAAGAATCTTTAATGAATTATGCTAAATCTTATTTTCCAGATACTTATCGT